GCTTTTATTTTGGGATATTAACCCTGCTACATTGCAGCAATGGTGCGATCGTGGCGCACCTTATACCGTTGTTTCTGGTCATGGGCGTTTCGATATGCCTGCGTTATTTAAATGGTATATGAAAAAGAAAGATAAGCGAGTCAAAGATGATGACAACGGCGAAAGTAATTTACCAGAAGGCGAAAAAAGTATCGACGAGCTTAAACGGCTAACAGAAAAAGAAAACCATCGAAAGAAACAAATAGAAAATAACATATCAGAAGGATTGTTTATTGAAGCGAAAATAGCCGATAAGCGATTTTTTGAATTAGGCAAATTGTTTTCAAGAAAACTTTTAAACATGCCTGCAATATTAGCCATACAGCTAGAAAATAAAAAAGCTTTCGAGATTGAGACTTATCTGAGAAAACACTTTGAAAAGAGCTTGAATGAATTTGCCGTGGAAGTTAAAGAAGAATGATTTCATACTTAGAGGCATTTAAGAGCGGTGTAGTTGTTGAGCCTATACAAATTGGGTGGGAGTGGGCTGATAATTATTTATATTTACCAGAAAAGGGAAACCCATTACCTGGTAAATACTCATCTAGTCTTGTTCCTCCACTCCGAGAAGTAGCTGAGGCGCTCAGTGTAGATAATGAGTGCCAAGAAGTTACTTTAATGAAAGGCGTCCAGGGTGGTGGCACTATTAATGGGCTGATTGCCGTGCTTCAAAGAATGCACCAAGCTCCTAGAGATATTATATGCACTTTTCCAACGCTTGAGCTTGCGAGGATATTTTCAAAAGATAAATTGACTCCGACAATTGAAGCGACACCATGCCTAAAAGGTAAGCTGAAAGACTCTCGAGAGCGTGATAGTAATAATTTAATTGACGCAAAAGATTTCCCTGGTGGTTCGATTAAAATGGTTTCTGCTAATTCAGCGGCAGCGCTTAGAATGAGTTCTGCCTCTTTTATTTATTGCGAGGAAATAGACGAGTACAAATATGACTTAAAAGGTCAAGGGAATCCGATTGAATTAGTTTGGAACCGTGCTAACAACTATTCAAATAAAAAACTTTATATGGTTTCAACTCCTACCGAAAAAGGAACTAGCGAAATAGAAAAAAAATTTTTGCTTGGAACTCAAGAATATTGTTATCTTCCTTGCCCATTTTGCAAATTTAAACAAGTCATTAAATGGGGAAATTTGAAATACAAAGATGATGACCCATCGACAGTTAGGCTAGAATGTATCGAGTGCCATGAGCCAATTGAAGAGAAAAAACATAAAATGTGGATGTTAGAAAATTACGAGTGGCGAGCGCATAACCGTAATTTAAAGAATAAAAAGAAACGAAGTTTTCATTATCCGAGCTTATATTCTTATATTGGGTGGTTATCTTGGGAGGATTGCGTAGCTAAATGGTTAAACATCAAAGACGATAGAGCTCTTTTAAAGACGTTTCAAAATACTATTTTAGCCGAAACATCCGAGGAAAACTACGACAAAATGGATGATATCAAGGCAAGGCGCGAGAAATATAACGCAGAAGTGCCAAATGACGTGATTATTCTGACATGCGCGGTTGATGTTCAGAAGAATAGATTAGAAGTATTAACTATGGGGTGGGGTTTAGGCGATAGATCATGGACAATCGAACAAGAAATTATTATAGGATCGCCAGCCGATGATTTTGTATGGGATAGCTTAGATATTTATTTGCAGAAAAAATTTAAGCATGAATCAGGTGTTGAATTAGGGATTACATCAACATGTATTGACACCGCTGGTGGATTTGAGAAAAAAGCCTATGAATTTTGTAAGAACAAATTACATCGACGTATTTTTGCTATCAAAGGTTCATCTATGCCAGGAAAACCTTCGGTTTCAAGACCATCTAAAAGCAATAAAGGCAATGTAGACCTTCACATGCTTGGCACTGACACAATTAAGAGGATTCTTTTTGCTAGATTAAAAAAGAGCAATCCCGCTGATTTAGGATATTGCCACTTTCACGAAGCTTTAGACGATGAGTTCTTTTTGCAACTAGATGCTGAAAAATTAATATTAGTTGAAAACAAAAAAGGATACAGATATTACACCTATAAAAAAGTTAGAGAGAGAAATGAGGCTATCGATTTATGCGTTTATAATATTGCCGCGCTTGAGATTTTGAACCCAAATTGGGTTAAAGTAGTGAATAATTTTTCTAAAAAAATAGCAAACAAAAAGGTCGAGGCCGTACCTATCGCCTTTCCTGCTAAAGAAGAGATTCCAGACGAAGATTTCACAGAAGAAAATCAAGATGAAATAGAGATTTCTAGCCATCTTTTGCCAGAAAAAGAGCCTAAAATTGAAGAAAAACCCGAGCCAATACCCGAAAAATTGACTTTAGTTGTAAAAGAAACCCGTATTATCGAAAGTGAACAAGATGAACGACGAAAAAAAATTAACGCTCTATATCAGAAAAGACAAAGCGGAATCCGCAACTGGTAAAGCGGTCTATTCGCATCAATCTAAAGCAAGGTGCGGAGCCTGTTTGAGTACAAAGACTAAAACGCTTGGAACAGTAGAAAAAGGTCGAAAAAAGAGGTGGAAATGTCTAAAATGCCCTCACAAATGGCACGCTATTGGGGTAAAAGTATAGTTTATAAAGTGTAAAATATCGCTAAATATAGCATATTGCTAATAATAAAACCACAAGATATGTATTAAAATACTGATAAAACCTAATTTTATCGGTAGATTTTACTTGACAATTACAATTCCAACTATTGAGCCAGCATCAATTACAGCTGGTTTATCTTATACTTGGACTATTGATCTGCCTGATTATTTGCCTTCAGATGGCAATACTTTAAAATATTATTTATTAAAAAACGGCTATCAAATAATTATAAACGCTTCGACTAATCCAGACGCCGACAATTTTATAATTGAAGTTACTAGTCTTTTGTCAACTGGCTATAACGACGGCGACTATCAATTTAAATTAGTTGTTTTTGATGTTGATTCTAACGGCACAGAAATCCGCACTGGCAAAATGACTATTAATCCTAACTTTATCACTGCAACAAGTGGCAAAGATATTAGGACACACTCAAGAATTACACTTGATAACATCCAGGCGACGATTAGAAGAGGAACTTTAAAAGGCGAAAAATCTTATTCAATCGGTGGCCGTAATTTAGAGCGATTTAGTTGGGAAGAACTTTTAAAAGCTGAAGCAAAATACAAGCAATATGTTTTACAAGAAGAGCAAGCGGATAAATTAAAAAATGGGCTAGGAAACTCATCTAAAATTATGGTGAGGTTCACCTAATGACATTCAAAGAAAAACGCAATGAATATAGATCAATGCTTGATAGAAAAAAGCAAAGATATTTACAAAAAAATATTGATTCTAATAATACAAATACAAATAATTTCCAAAGAGCTTTTCAATCTGCAATAGTAAACAGATTAACGCAAGATTTTACATCATCTCAAAACTCAATTAATGCCGACCTTGCCAATTCAGGCGAAAAAATTCGTGGACGCTCAAGAGATTCATTTCAAAACAATGACCATTATATTAGATATATAAACAGATATAGAACAGGTGTTGTAGGCGCTCAAGGTTTTACTTTAGTTTCAAAAGCAAAAGACGCAAAAGGCAAAACAGACGAAAACGCGATTAAATTAATTGAGGAAGCATGGTTAGAGTTTGGAAATAAAGAAAATTTCTCTGCTTCAAAAAATATATCTTTACACAGGTTTTCTTTAATTTGTATTACACAAAAAAAGAGAGACGGACACGTATTTATTCATAAATTAAAAGGCTTTGATAATAAATTTAATTTTGCTATCCAAATAATTGAGCCTCACTATTTAGATGAGAATTACAATGTTGATTTAGAGAATGGCAATGTAATTAGAAATGCAATTGAGTTTAATAAGTACGGTCAAAGAGTGGCCTACCACTTTTCAGAGCGCCCAAAGAACGAAAATATAAATTCAAACATTCAAAAATACGGTAAAAAAATACCAATACCAGCCGACGAAATAATTCACTATTATGACCCCAAAGAATACTCTCAAAATTTAGGCTATCCAGAATCTCAGCAGGTTTTATTAGATATTCATAGCTTAAAAGGAATAAACTCAGCAGAAATAATTAAAAAGCGCGTTGTTGCTTCTAATATGTTTTTTGTAATACCGCCTGAAGGTGGCGAATATAAAGGCGATGGCGAAAATGCAGATGGTTCAATTGATTTTGAAGTCGAAGCTGGAATGGCGAGAACATTGCCAGCAGGTTCAACGACTTCACAATTTGCGCCGAATGATCAAGGCGACGGAAACGCAGCTTTCAATAAATTAATATTACAAAATTTCTCAGTCGGTGTTGGCCTATCTTATCATTCTATTTCAGGCGATTATAGCGGATTAAATAAAGAATCCTTAAGAGATTTAACAATAAACGACCGCGACGAATTCAATTTAGAGCAAGAAATGTTTATTAAAGAGGTTATGACACCTTTATATTACGACTGGCTGAAAATGACTCTATTATGCAGAGCTATTAAGCTTCCTTTTGACAAGATTGATTATTTTAAATCGCATGAATTTTTACCGCGTTCATATCAGCCAATTAATGAACTAGAAGAAGCTCAGGCAAACGATCTCTCAATTAATAATTTGACTAAATCAAGAACTCAAATTAACAAAGCCCTCGACCAACTCCAGTTAGGTCATCGAATGCCACTCCAACCACGGAGCCTTCAAACGGTGTCCATTGTGTTACTAAAAACCTTTTTTTACCATTTTCATCATCTTCTATCTGCTTAATATCATCTACAAAATAACCCACTGAAACTTTAGTTCTAATCTTTGCCTTGATGTCTTTGTAAATATCGTTTGCGAAGTCGTTTTCTGAGAATCTAGCGATAACCATTAACCGCTTGCCAACAATCTGAACGCTTTCGATTACACCGATAACGGTTTCTGTTTTATGCTCAAAACACAAAGGCGCTTTATTTAGCATTCTTGATAAATTAATATTACAAAATTTCTCAGTCGGTGTTGGCCTATCTTATCATTCTATTTCAGGCGATTATAGCGGATTAAATAAAGAATCCTTAAGAGATTTAACAATAAACGACCGCGACGA